GAGATCCCCAGTCCTGGATCGACGTTCCACCACAGTGTGAGTTTTGTAGAATCTGTTTAAAACGTACGACATTTCCTTGATATATTCTTCGCCCAAGTTAGTGAAAACTTCAGGCAGGTGAGCGGCCAGGAACGCAGAGCCAATCAGAGTGTTGACGTGCTTCATATAAAATTGCACATCGTAGGCCATGGCGTCCCGCCATCGAAACTCAGTTTTCTTCATCAACAGCCGGTCAGGCTGGCTGGCGAGACACCATCTCGGTATCGGGATGCCCAGATTGGTGTAGTGGATCACGGAGGATGAAGGCACTTCAAGCACCCCCAGACCGACAAGGTCCACTTTATCGAAGTCTTGACCCTCTCGGGTCATAGTGACACCAAACACCTCCGTGATTTTCGCCATGATCTCATCCCATAACTGAGGTGATTCATCGGTGCCAATGAGGTTATCGTCACCAGCATTGCCCATGTCGTTCTTGTCGAAGAACTCCTCAGGCGGTCGCTCTGTCACGAGCGACCACGCAGCAATTATGATCAGCCGAAAAGCATCGCGATTGTCCACAGACGTGTTGGCTTGCCCGGTCATCATGCCGCCAGTTTTATCGAAAACTCGCCCACTGGTCGAGTCAACTAGGAACGCATCACGCATGGCGATGTAGTTCGCTCGGATCTGGGGTGCCACACGGTCATGCAACATAGTATTCTCAAACCCGAGTGATCGAAGCTCAGCAAGGCCATCGACCGTGATGACCGGGGCGATTTGCGAGTCGAACTGATGGCCATCACTTGCGAACACGTGAGCTCGTTTTTCGATCGCCTCGAAGAACGGCCTAAAGCCCCCTTCTGACCTAGGCACGGCGTTCATCACCCATGACTCGAGCGGTGGCTGTCGCCGTGTTGCCTCGAGAGTGCTCGTCCACATCATGATGTTGCCCACCAACTCCTGAGCAATCACGGTGCGGATGTTCTTGCCAGCCAGCAACTTCTCAAGGTTGACAACATCCATTTTAGGAAACGCATGAGCAGCTGACCCTGGGTGGATTCCCTCTGACAAATACTTCTCGGCCACTGTGGCAGCGGCGTCAAGCAATCCGACCTTGGCCAGCT